GTTATTGGCTGTATGTCTGTTATTTTTAGAGATGATGGGAAAACCTTAAGGGAAGTAGATTATATAGGTACTCACCCCGCAGGAGACAGTATAGGATTTAACTTGAAAATTAGAGAATTTTTCTTTGATTATCAAGCTGACTATATTGTATTGGATTAATTCTGAGGTCCACTTTTATGGTGACATAAAATGAATAAATGTGTTGAATTGCTGGAAACCCCTAAAGCCATATGAACCACAACGTAAGTATGAAATAAGACTAAGCGTGATGGTGACGAAAGTAGAAAAAATCATGTGGATGGCATAAGGTTAAATCCTAAGTGCTTTAAAATGGGCAATCAGCAACCAAGTCTCGAATAGAGAAAGGTTCAACGACTATCCCGCAAGGGAGTACACTGCAAGCGATTGGCAGTGGAAGTGGCACACATCTTATGAAATTAAGATGAAGATATAGTCTGCTCTATATGGAAACATATAGTATCTAACGTGTAGCGGCGTTTTCTTAACTTATAAAAAGTAAATAAGACAGAGGGTAGCTCCCTTTTCTTGTACTGCAATACAGGATTATTATTTACTTTTTATCATATCTTTTTGCAGAAAGGTTTAAGGTAGAAATTATGAAAATTTGGGAAGTAAATTCTAAAAAGCGTTTTAATTTTGGTTGTATTTATTTATGGACTAATCTTATTAATGGTAAACATTATGTTGGACAGACAGTTAATTTTTATAAACGTATGAAGGAGTATAAGAACGGTTTAATTAATTCTTATATGAAAAAAGATATTGATAAATATGGTATGGAAAATTTTAAAGTTGAAATATTGGAAAAAATAGAAGATATTTCAAATGAAGATTTTCTTACTGAAAGAGAGCAATATTGGATGGATTATTATCAGTCTTATGATTTAAAAAAAGGCTATAATATATTTGATGTTGCTGGCAATGTCTGTTATTTAAAACGTAGTGATACTATTAAAGAAAGATTTTGTGGAGAAGGAAATGGAATGTATGGTAAACATCATTCTGATGAATGGAAACAAAATCATTCTGATTGCGTAAAAGGTTTGTGGGAAAAAGAAGAATATAGAAAAGTTCAGACAGAAAGGATGCAAGGAGAAAATAATCCTATGTATGGGGTATCTTTAGATGGTGAGAAAAATGGAATGTATGGTAAACATCATTCTGATGAAACCAAAAGAAAGATAGCTGAAAGTAAAATAGGGAAAACTCATGCACCTACTCATTTTAAAAGAGTGAGATGTGTTGAAACTGGAAAAATCTATAATAGTCAGAGTGAAGCCGCACAAGAGTATGGCATAACTCAGGCCGCAATCAGTGCAGTTTGTAAAGGTAAAAATAAAACAGCCAAGAAAATGCATTGGGAATTTGTAGACTAATCTCAAAAATAGTAATAGAAACAATACAAAACTCAGAAATGGCGGTGAAGTAAATTACAATGACCTTACTACAATTCTTGAACATCCTCAAAGAGATGAAAAACATTGGAATAGTCATGGATTTACTGTTTGTCATGAAAACAAATTGCATGTACTTCCAAAAGCTAAACTTGAAGATTTGAAAAGTAGAGCAGTTGACCCACAAGCAATTCCTGCTATTATTCCTATTCAGGGTACAGAGGAATTAAACAGTAATATGTGGTTAGACTTACAAAAAGCTCTTAAAGGTGAATATATTCATTTCTTAATTGATGAACTTAATTTGGAAACTTTGATGGAAGAAGATTTAAGTTATTTTGATTTAAGTAGCGAAGAAAAAGCAATTATTAAATTGCCTTATGTTCATACTCTGGAAATGATAGGTGAAGCTATAAGTCTTAATCAAACCTGGAACGGAGGTAAGGTTAAACTTCATGAACCTACCACAACAGATGCTACAAAGGATAAAATAGTAGCAGTTAGTTATTGTAACTATATAGCTACTTTACTGGAAAATAAATATGCTATACAAAATCAAAATGATACTAGTATGATTGATATAGAACAATTGGTATTTTAACAAATTTGGGCTATTTTTTATAGCCCTTTACATATATAAATTTATAAAGAAAGGAGAAAGCTAAATATAAATGAAAAATAGTCCAAGGATAATTCCTAACCAACAGCAGAATAATATTTCTGTTTCTGATTCTGTTATGTTATCAGAACAAGAAGCATACGATGTAATAAAATTTGCAAATAATTTATACGGCTATGAAAGTTTTGGTGTATATACCCCATGGCTTTCTAATGAAAATTTAATCAATCTTAATAATAATTCACGCATTCCTACTAATGTGGAATCTATTATTAAAGCATTAAAGGATTATAAAAGAGAAGCTAATAATTTGCAAGCTTACAGTGAGTTTATGGAAGTATTTGATATGCTTTATAATCGAACTGTTGAATATTATACAAATCTTCTTTCTTTTGATTTACAAATTACATGTAAAAATGTAAAAAATCCCAAAGAGGATTATACTTCGTCCAGATATTTAGAAGATAAAGCAAGAGTATATAAGTTTCTTGATAATTTTGACTATAAAGCAGAATTTAGAAGAGTTGTAAAACAGTTGTTGCGCCATGAAACTCATTATGTGAGTTTTAGAAATAACATGAATAAAAATGACCCTAAATATACATTGCAAACATTACCACAGGACAGATGTTTATTAACAGGATATTTTGAAAGTGGTTTATTGTTTGATTTTGATATGATGTATTTTATTGGTACACCGGGGGTAGACATAAATTGTTATGACCCTATTTTCAAAAAATACTTAAGTGAAGTATGGGCTACTCAAGGATTAATGGATTATATTCCTTCTAGTCCTTTAAGTAACAGAGATGGAACATTTACACTTTTTCATCAGACCAGCCCTATGGATAATTTCTGGGCTTTTAAATTTGATATGTCCAATTTTTCTTCTGTACCTTTCTTATCTCCATTTTTGAAGAATGTTTTCAACAATACAGAAATAGCAAAGTTGCAGAAAAATAAAGATATTGCTTCGGCTTTTGGTTTGCTGTACGGAGAAATGAGAATGCAGGAAAGTGCTAAATCTGGGGAAGTTCCTGATAGATTTGCATTAAATCCAGGAACATTAGGTAAATTTATGAGACTGGTATCCGCAGGATTAAAAAGTTCTATGACTTCTGATTCTGTAATTAAATCTGTGGCACTACCTTTGGAAGAAGCAGAATTTAAACAGTTTGAAGATAAAAATACAGGAATGGCTATAGATGCCGCTAAAGATACTGTAGCTAACGGGGCCTCTGCCAGTAGACTTTTATATGCTACAGATAGAATGTCTAATGAGGAATTTATAGCGGCAGTAACAGCAGATTATGAAATTGTAGCAAAACTTTATTCGCAGTTTAATAACTTCTTGGAATTTTATGTTAATCAGAAAACTAAACAGTATAAATTTAAATTCACTTTTGATGGATGTACTCAACCATTTTGGAGAAAGCGTAAACAAGATTCTGTAATGAAACTTGCTGATGTTGGATTAGTTCTTAATTCAAGTGCTTATGCGGCCGCATTTGGTTTTAAACCTACTGATTTTGATAGATTATTGGAAGAAGGACATAATGGAGGAATGTTAGATAACCTTTCTCAATTACTTTCTATTCATAATATGTCTAATCCAGGGGGCCGACCACCTTCTGATGAACCTTTATCAGATAGTGGAGAAAGAAGTCGCAACCAGTAGGTGGTTATAAAGAGGTACAAAACGATATGAGCGTTTTTAAGACCTTTTGTGATAAAGTGTTCATTTGTTTATTGTTGCTTACTGTATCTCTTTATACTTGTTTGTAAAAAAAGAAAGAGGTGAAAAATTTATGTTAATGAATAAAGAAACATCAGAAGCATTAGATATTTTATATGGGGCATTTTTTGATTTAAATGCTACGTTAGATAGAGTAGCTAGTGTTATGATGAATGGATTTTCTATGCCAATTGCAGGAGATATTGTTCATCACAAATTAAGTCATTTAATGCCTTTATTTGCTGATATGATATCCGAGATAAAAGATAATTATAATATTTCTTCTATTCGTCCTCCTGTACACAAGGATGATAGAGATTATGATAATTTACTTACTATGTTTGAAAC